CCAAATCAAATTGCGTAGGGTTGTCGCAGCATCTCTGTATTAGCAATAACCGGTGCCTCTCCTAGCCGCTAGCGTACAGAGACATCAATAACGACCAATGCCGAGCGAATACCACTCGCTCTCATGGCGGTTACATGAACCGTGGCAGAAGAATCATGGAGCAATACAGTGTGTTTTCACTGAGAGCACACGATATTGCAGCATAAGTTCACATGGCGCCCGAGGGCGGATGCTCACAAATTAGAGGAATGTTCGCCAATGGCTGATAAATACAACGTCAAAGCAACAAAGAAAGACGGAACCACATACGAAGGCATCATGACAACAAAAGAACCAAGACTGGTTAACGGTCTGTTTGCTATTGCAGGACATGACGGCTCATGGACATACATTCAGCCTGATGAGTTGAGTGAGATCACATTCAAGCCGGTAGTGGAAGAAACTCAGGAGTAATTATGGCGCTCAACGACAAACAAGAAATGTTTTGTCGCGAGTACCTCGTTGATTTGAACGCAACACAAGCGGCCATTCGTGCGGGGTACAGTGAGAAAACTGCCCGAGCAACTGGTTGTGAAAACCTAACAAAACCAAACATTGCCGAACGTATTATTCAGCTTAAGCAGGAGCGTAACGAGCAGGTTGGCATTGATGCTGCTTACGTTCTAAAACGCCTTGCTGAAATTGATCAGATGGACGTAGCTGACATTCTGCTTGAAAACGGTGAGCTAAAGCCGATTAAAGATTGGCCCAAGGTATGGAGAACCACTCTTTCAGGGATTGACGTGGTTGAGTCATCCGGCGATGTGCCTTCTCTGCTTAAGAAAATCAAATGGCCTGATAAAGTGAAGAACCTCGAATTGTTAGGCAAGCATATCAGCGTTCAGGCCTTCTCCGATAAGTTAGAAACTAAACACTCCATTGATGACGAGATGGCTGAGCTTCTGCGGGAGATATCATCAGAGGCGTGATCAATGTCAGCAATCAACCAGCGTTTTGCAGAGATGAAAAAGAACCTTAAAAACAGGTTCTGGCGATTAAATAATCTTTATTACATCACCGATAAGAGTGGTAAGAAAGTTAAGTTCAGGATGACTACTGAGCAGCTTGAGTACTTTGATGGGGTGCACACGCGCAACATCATACTCAAGGCCCGTCAGTTAGGATTTACCACTCTAGTTTGTATTGTTCAGCTTGATGCGGCGCTATTTGAGTCCGCAAAGTGTGCACTGATAGCTCACACGCTGAATGATGCTAAGCGCCTATTTCGCGAGAAAGTGAAATACGCATATGACAACCTCCCAGCGATCATCAGGAAAGCTAACCCAGCAAAGAATGACTCTGTTGGGGAGTTGGTGTTCAACAATGGTGGTTCGCTCTACGTATCCACATCATTTCGTGGCGGCACACTGCGCTACCTACACGTTTCCGAGTTCGGGAAGATATGCGCTAAGTATCCAGACAAAGCCCGTGAGATTGTCACTGGTGCTTTCGAAGCGGTATCCACTGATTGCTTCACGACAATCGAGAGCACTGCCGAGGGGCGCGCAGGCTACTTCTTTGACTACTGTCAAACGGCAGAGAAAGCGGCGATACAGAAGAAAGCATTATCTAACCTCGACTGGAAATTCTTCTTCTTCTCATGGTGGAAGAATCCACTCTATGCCATCGACCCAGTAGAGCAGCTACCAGAACGGCTCTGCGAATACTTTGCTGAGCTACAGGGTAAGTACGGAATAGCGCTGAATGAGCGCCAGAAAGCGTGGTATCTCGCGAAAGAGAAAACGCTCGGCGACGACATGAAGCGTGAATATCCTTCGATACCCTCTGAGGCATTCCAACAGTCAGTTGAAGGCGCGTATTACGCCAAACAATTCCGATGGCTGTACGAGAATGGCCGAATCGGCAAGCTACCAGACAACTCACACCTACCGGTTCACACGTTCTGGGATATCGGCGTGGGCGACTCCACGGCTATCTGGTTCGTGCGTGAAGTTGGTGAAGAGTTCCATGTCATCGACTACTACGAGAACTCTGGCGAAGGTCTGAGGCACTACATGAAGGTGCTGAAGGATAAAGGCTACGAGTACGGCGAACACTGGGGCCCACATGACATCGATAACCGTGAGTTTGGCTCTGATGCGAAGTCTCGCCGCGAGCTGGCCAGAGAGGGTTATGAGATTGACGGGCAGATGTACACGATGACATTCAAAGTCGTGCCAAAGGTTGGTGTTGATACCGGCATTGAGTCAGTCCGTGAAATCCTACCGCGCTGCGTCTTCGATGAAGATAAGTGCTCAGAAGGCATATCTCATCTGGAAGGTTACCGCAAAGAGTGGGATGGCAAGCGCGGCTGCTGGAAAGATAAACCACTTCATGACTTCACATCACACGGTTCCGACGGATTCCGTTATTTCGCAGTGGCGAAGAACAACCGCAAGCAGATCGGAACAGTATTCTTTTAAGGAGCATCGCCAGTGAGCGAACAAAATAACGGCCTTCAGATGGCTGTGAACAACCTCGCCACTGAAATGCGGCGAGCTAATTACCTTAACTCCATTGGAATTGGTGGTGGTAACACAAAGCGCCCGACGCTTTACCATGAATTTGGGTATCCGCGCACGATAACCTTCAACGACTTCTACAACATGTATCGCCGCAATGCCGCTGGCTTCGCTGTGGTGCATCGTCTGCTTGATGGTTGCTGGCAAGATTATCCAATCATCGTTGATGGTGACGAAGCTCAGGAGGCTGAAAAAAACAAACGCCTGGGAAAAGAACGTTACCAAATTTATGAAGAAGTGGTGGCCAAAGGTGAAGGACGCCGATCGCCGTAACATGGTTGGGCGTTATTCTGCGTTGCTTCTGCAGGTGAAAGATAATCGAGACTGGGATCAGGAAGTTGACACGGCCTTGGTTAAAAGCCTGGGTGAGGCTGCTCTGGTTAAGCTTATTCCAGTATGGGAGCCGCAGCTAACCGTCGCTGAGTGGGATAATGACAGGCAGTCTGAAACATTCGGACTGCCTAAGATGTTCAACTTCAACGAGCAGCCGGTTGGTGATGAGGCTTTCGTTGGGCCGATGCGAGGGGAGCCGGTACACCCGAGCCGCGTAATTCTGTTCTGTGAAGGCTCCGAGGATGACAATGTCCTGTCTGGCATCCCTCTGCTTGAAGCTGGCTACAACAAAGGCCTCGATCTTGAGAAAGTATCCGGTGGTGGGGCAGAAGGCTTCCTTAAGAACGCTAGTCGTCAGATTGCCGTTGAGTTCAGCAAAGAAACCGACATGAACACGCTGGCAGACCAGGCTAAGAAAGCTGGATATGCCGACCTCGGCGAAGCAATGGGCGACAAGGTTAACAAGCTTAACCGAGGCACCGACGCTGCGGCAGTCATGCAGGCTGGACAAATGCACGTTCTGAGCGTGACACCGGGCGATCCTGGTCCAACATGGGAGGTCACGGCCAATGAACTTGCAGCTTCAGTGCAAATCCCTTTCACAATTCTGTTCGGTCAGCAGACCGGGCGATTGGCTAGCGACGAGGATAAAACAGACTGGGCAATTCGTCGTAATACTCGCCGCAATGGCTTCCTGACTGACCGCATCACTGCACTGCTTGAACGCTTATGGACGCTGGGAGTTATTGAACCACCGACAAAAGGCGAGGTAACCATCTCATGGAGCGACCTGCTAGCACCCGGCGAGAAAGAGAAAATCGAGAATGCTTCTAAGCTTGCCGACATCGTGCAGAAAACATCTGGCTTCTATGGTGGTGAACCACCATTCACGGCCAATGAGTTGCGTGAGATTGTTGGGCTTGACCCACTACCTGAGCCGCAAGAACCACAGAAACCGGATGAGAAGGTGATAACCGATGACCCACTGGCCGATGACACCCGATCAGAAGGAAAAGGTGGGCCTGCCGATAGTTCCGCGCAGTAAGGTTGACCCTACGCGCTCGGCGAAGCAGGTGAATGCAATGTTTCGTGATATCGAGGAAAGGTATCTCGGCATCAAGCGCTCGCTGAAAGCTCTGTTCGACCAGCGCCTGACAGGGAGAGAGCGAGAGGTAAATAGCCACAACTGGCACTTTCTTTGCCACGATAACGGCGAGGATATGCGGCTCTATCAAGTCAACGCTGGCAAGTTCATCTACGACATGTCGGCGCAAGAGCTGGCTGACTTGCTAGAGGCGGTGCAGGGCATTCTCGACGATTACCTGCTGGATGGCGGAGAACAAAACCTATGGGCGATGGATTTCGTCGCCGTAGAAGCACAGCGCGGCACGCTAGAGGCGTTCAACAACCTCTCACAGCAGTCGCAGGTGTACGCCAGCCAGACGACGTTACAGCAGCTTTTAAACAGCCCTGGTTATCTAAACCAGATTGCAGCGGCAAGGCTGACAACATTCAGTGACTGGAAGGTCATCAGCGATACCGCTCGCGGCGATTTGACCAACATCATCACCGATGCAGTGGCTAGGGGCGTTAACCCGCGAGAGACGGCCAGCGTCATCAGTAAGCGCCTCGATGTCAGTATGTTGAAGGCCAAGACCATCGCTCAGACTGAGCAGGTCGGCGCACTTCGGCAGGCACAATGGAACGAAACGGACTGGGCCGCTGAACGGCTAGGTCTTAATACTGGGCTCCTGTGGCTGTCAGCGCTCAAACCAGCCACGCGATTCTGGCACGCCAGCCGTCATGGAAAAGTCTACACCACTGAAGAGGTGCGAGACTTCTATGCTGAGAACGGCAACCGGTATAACTGCTACTGCAGCCAGATTCCGGTGCTGCTCAACGACGACGGTAGTGTATTTAACGAAGGGTTGGTCGATAAGTTGGCGAAAGAGCGCAAGCAGTGGACGAAAGCAGAAGCAGCTTAATGTATAATCATTGCAATCTAATGGCGAGATTAAAGGACAGGTTGTTATGCTAAAAGACAGCGAAATAGATTTCGATAAAACCTCTCTGGAGGTGGCAGATATGATTGCTGATGCGCTCGCTAATTTTGCAGATGAGATACGGCAAGACCCGAAGAAAATTTATGATAGTGAGTGGTCATGGGCTGATGTTAATGCCAGCAAGAAATTAACCATTGATTATCTGGATATAAAATTTAAGTAGAAATATCAAGTAAAACAGGTCGCTCAGGCGGCCTTTTTTATTGCCTGAAATCCACCAATGAGGACGCAACGTGAAGCTATCCAGCATCCACGTTAAATCCCTCGCCATCAACGCCTCCAACATCTCAACGACAACCATCAACGGTCAGGAACACTACGTCATTCGTGGTGCGGTCCCGATCGTCGATGACATCGTGATGAATGGTGGCCTGTACTCGGCGGAGGAGATTAACAACAGTTACCAGACGATGGAGCGCAAGTTAATGCCGATCGGCCACCCGATGGTGAACGGCAAATACGTCAGCGCTAATGACCCGCAGGCGGTCAATGATTACTACGCCGGTGCATGGGCTCAGAACGTCAGTAAGTCAGGGGATAAGACGGTTAATGACGTTTATGTCAATAAGGCAGTAGCCGAGACAAAACCAGATGGTAAGCGCCTGATCGCCAGGCTCGACGAGATGATTGCAGGGACAAATTCAGAACCGATTCATCTCTCTACAGGGCTACTTCTTAACAAAGAGCAAAAGGCTGGGGAGTCGAAAGGCAAGAAATACTCCTGGGTAGCTCACAACATGCAGTTCGACCATATCGCCATCCTGCTTGATGAGCCTGGCGCTGGCACACCGGAAGATGGCGTGGGTATGTTCGTTAACGCTGACGGACAGGAGGGTGAGGTTGAAACCGCCAGCATTGTCGAAGCTGCCAACAGCATGAAAGACGGATGGTGGAACAAAGTTAAGTTCTTCATGAGTAACGCTTCAGAGATGTCTTTCGACGATATCTACCAGGCGTTACGTATGTCAATCAAGCAGGACGACAAGAAGTGGCGCTATGTCGTCAGTGTCTGGCCTGACCATTTTGTTTACGAAGAGGATGGAGATAACACCAAACCTAAGCTCTTCGATCAGAAGTATCTCATCTCTGACAAGGTCGTAACGCTTGTCGGCGATCCCCTAGAAGTCGTGCGCAAGCCAACCGAGTACGAAGAAGTAAAAACCACAAATAAGGAACTAAACCCGATGAAAGAAAAGATGATCGCCGCGCTCAATGCCGCAGGCGTTAAAACCGAGGGGCTGACCGACGATCAGGTCTGGGACGCCTATAACAAGCAAGCGCTTAAGAAAGAAGGTGGTGACCCTGGTCAGCCTCAGATTAACTCTGAAGCGATTACCGCAGCTGTCAATCTGGCTCTGAAACCACTGACCGATGAAATCAGCACCCTGAAAACTCAATTGCAGGCCAACGCCGAGAAAGACCTAAAAACGAAGCGTGAAGCGGTAAAGACGAAATTCCCATTCATGACCGAATCTGCGATCAACTCGCTTTCAGGCGATGCGCTGAATGACATGTATTCACAGTGCCAGACCAGCACAGGTCTTAACCCTGCTTTCCAGGGCAACAGTGCACAAAGCGACATTCTCACTATGGAGGCACCTGAATAATGGCACTCGCTCCTCGTTTCCATACCGTAATCGCGGGCCCAGCCCGTAAGAATGACCCTCAGGTCATTGAAGCAATCATGGCTGCTGATGTTATGCCTGGCTCTCTTGTGATGCTAGATAGCACTGGGAAGTTGGCAGTTCACTCTACTGCCGGTGGAGCAGGCGTTGCTCTGGCACTTCAGCATAACTATATCGGTGGTGGCGATATTCGTGATGCCGTTCCTTCCGGTGACACTGGCGCAGCAATCACGTGTGAAGACGATGTTGATTATCACATGAGAGTTAAGGCCGGCGAGGTACTGCTGGAGAACGAAGGCTTAGTATCTTCTGGTGACGGCACACTCAAGAAATCAACTGCTCCAGACACTGATGTTGTCCTCTTTTACTCACGCGAAAAAATCACCGTTGGCGCTGAAGTTCAGCTTGTGAAAGTTCGCAAATCAGGGAAAGCAACCGCATGATCGTATTCAATAAGAAGTTGGTCACCGAATATAACCAGGTGAAACAGGCGTGGAATCAGCTGCTGATGCAGCGCGAGTCTTTCAACGTTAACCAGAACAACATTTCTGCACAGTACGGTGGTGCATTGGAGGTTAACCAATCGGCGCTGATCTCCAAAGATTACTGGCGCGAAGTGGACAATATCACTACCCGCGTATTCCGTAACGACGAAGGTAATGGTTTGCTAGATGACCTGTTGGGTCTTGGTACGCCGATCTCCATCGGTAAGACCGCCGCCCTGTATCGAGTATCAAGTGATGCTGGTAAGGTTCACCGTACCCTCACCGGTCACGTTCCGGAAGAGTTGGATAAAGTCATCTACGATGAAGCTGGCGACCCAATCCCAATCTTCAACACTGGCTATAGCCGCGAATGGCGTGAGTGGAACGGCATGCAGTCAGAGAACCTAGACGCTATGGCTGATGATCAGGAGGCGCATGTTGCCGCCATCCGTGAGGACATGGCTGATTATATGTTGTCGGGTGACGCTAAGGTGAAGGTGAAAGGTTACGTCGGCGCGGGTATTACCAACCATGCTAATACCAATCAAGTAGATTTAAGCGCATCTGGACTGAACATCGACCTGACCACCTCAACACCTGACCAGACCGTCGCATTCTTCACTGGTCCGTTTGCTAAGCTGCTTGACGACAATTACGTACAGGAAAAGGTTAAGTTGTGGGCCTCTCCTGACATCATGCGTAACCTGAACAAGCCATATTCCGACGCTGCTGGATTTAAAGAAGGTACAGTGCTGGAGTATATCCTGCGTTACGGCCGTATTGAGTCTGTTAACCAGACCTTCAAGCTGACTGGCAACCACTTCATTGCCTATGTGCGCAACTCTCAGTACATCAAAACACGCATTGCGGCCCCAGTGGGCACCTTCATGATCCCGCGCCAAAATCCGTTCGACAACTACAACACTCTGGTTTGGAGTGCTGTCGGTCTGCAGATTAAGCGCGATTTTAATGGCCGCTCGAAAGTATTCAACGCACAGGGCTAAGGGGCTTCGGCCCCTTTTCTACGGGAGAGATCATGAAAAAGTTAAAAGTCGAGAAAGCTGGCTGCTGGGGAGTGATTGATGGTGTTTTTCAGCAACTTCCGGTTGGTCACGAGTTCGTCGCAGTAGATGTACCGGCAGCGTTCGCTGGTCGAGTATCTATCGTGGCAGAAGTTGGTGCGCAGGAGCTTGAAGTAGCGACGCCAGGCGATAATCCTGCAGAGCAACCAGAGCAACCAGAGCAACCAGAGCAACCAGAGCAACCAGAGCAACCAGCCACTACCAAATCGAAAAAGGGTAAATAACTATGGTTAACCCAATTACAGCGGCAGACGTGCAACAGTTTCTCGGTGAGTTGGGTTATTCCATACCTAAAGCTCTACTGGAGCCGATTCTCTGCGTCGTGAACAAGATTATTCCGTGCCTCAATGGTGCGGGATATGACGATTGCTCCGCAAAACTCATCCTGATGTATGCGGCTGCATTAATGGCTACATCTTCTGGTGCTCGCCGTATTAAATCGCAGGGTGCTCCGTCTGGTGCGTCCCGTTCCTTTGAGTATGGTGATGACAGTATCACCTGGCTGCGAGACTCGCTGGCGAAACTCGATACCAACGGATGTACTAGTGAGCTACCGATTAGTGCGGGTAACAGTGTTGGCCTCTTTCTCGTTGTCGGAGGTTGCTGATGGTGTGGATTGAGGTAACAGAGCGCAGTCCGAAACCTTTCGCCCGCGTATGGGTTCTCACCGATACCGGACGTGAAACCACCGGCTATGTGAACAGATCAGGTGAATGGGTGATTAACTGCAAGCGCATTCGTGATAGCGGTGCAAAGGTCGAGAGGTGGCGAGAATGACAAGAACTGGCGGCCTCTTAAAATATGACTCTCAATACGTTATGGGTGAGTCACTAAACGGCTACTTAATGCCAGCAAGACACACTAAACACCACGATGAAGGCTCCCGCATGAGTGGTGCGGTTAATGTGTCAATGGCTTTATCAATTGGAGTTTGTGATGAGCAGCGTTGCAAATTGGAGCTATACCGCACAAGCCACAATCTGGCGTAGCATCGGAACTGATGAGTGGAATAAGCCATCATTCGCCGCACCTTTCACTATTGCATGCGACTATGGGGGCGACTCTAAACGCGGTAATGCCGATGTTGGCCGCGAGTTCGTGGTGAAAGATACCGTTTGGACTGAGTACGCAGAAGCTAAAGAGGGTGACTACCTGCTGATCGGAGTTTCTACCGAGGCCAACCCTATCGACGCCGGTGCCGATGAGATTAAGCACATCATTCGCTATGCGGACACATTTGATCGCGTTGCTGATGATTATGCATTGATAACCGGAGTCTGATATGGGCGTTAAGGTGAAGGGTATCGCTAAGGCAAAAGCCAATATGAGTAGGCTTATTGGTGATATTCAGGGGAAAAAGGCTGTTCGGGCGGTGTACTCTGGCCTTTATGTGGGCATGGAACTAACCGCGCTTTATACGCCGATCGGTAATACGTCAAACCTGATAAACAGCAGATACTCATTCGTTGATGTAAAGGGAACTAAGCTAATCGGCGAGGCTGGGTATACCGCTGGCTACGCACAGTATGTACACGACCCCAACGTTAAGCAAAATTTCAGGCGCTCCACGGCCAAGAAGGAATTCCTAAAGCTGTCATTTGAAGAATCTCGGTCAAGGATTGATGCTGTGATGAAAAAGGAAATGAGCCTATGAGCACACCAGTTTTCATTAAGTTTCGCGAATGGTTGGAGGATGCTGGGCTAACTGACGGATACAAAGTGCAGATGGTGCAGTGGGTAGAGCAGAAGAGTGACACTGGGAACATGAAGTACATGGTATTTCAGCCAAATGGTGGCACCCCACGCGTTAAAGACCTGAGTGCTGATGATAATGTTCAGGTTGTTCTCGTTAGCGCTAAGAATGACGCTCAGACTGTAGTTCAGCGTGCACAGGACATTCTAGATCATGTGACAGACAGCCCCGAGGACTCTTGCCTCAATTCAGTCTTCAATCTCGGCGGGATGCCAACGCCAATACCTACGGAAGAGGGAAGAACTGTCATCAGACTTTTGTTCCGCTGCACAGCATAACAACATTCAAAACTAACAGGCTGCCTTATGGCGGCCTTTTTTATTTCCAACAAAAGAGGTAAGTAACCATGGCAGATTGCCAGAATGATTACGGGAAGTTAATTGGCCGCGTCGCTATTCTGCGTCTTGCCGAAGGCTGCCCAGATACAGTCCCAGAACAATCAGAGTTCGTGCGCATGGGCGCTCTGACCACCAAGTCAATCGACTATTCAATGAACACTGTTACTTCTGAGGCTGACGATACCAAGGGTCTGGTTGAGAACCTTGTCACTAACATGGATCTGACGATCAGCTTTGATGGTGAGTGGCGTAAGCGCGATAAGCCAACCGACTTTGGCCCAATCAAACTTTCCAAAGAGCTATTGGCAGAAACCAAATCTGGCCGTCAGCCTACTTACTGGGTTCAGTTTGATTTCACCGGTGAAGATGCTGTAGTTCTCCAAGGCTATATGGCTGCGACTTCATGGTCTGGCGAGTTCGGAGCATCTGACATCGCAACTTACTCCGGCGAGTTCAAGGTGGCTGACGCTGATACTGTCGAATATCTGGAAGAGGAAGTTCCTGTTACGGGTGTAACTGTCACTCCGACCAGTGGAAGTGTTGCCGTTGGCGCAACGACCACATTTACGGTTGATGTAGCTCCTGCTGGCGCAACCAATAAAGCATACACGGTAACGTCATCAGCTCCATCAAAGGCGACGGCAACACTTTCTGGAACTACGGTAACGGTAACAGGCGTGGCCGCAGGTACGGCAAACATTACTGTCACCACAACCGACGGCGCAAAGTCTGCGGTATACGCGGCAACAGTAACTGCTTAGTAAGCACTACAGAGGGTATCGATGATGCCCTCGATACTGCTCACAAGGAATTCACATGACACCGATCACCGACATTGGCGAAATGCTTATTTCAGACCGTGAGAGGGACTATTTCTTTCGGCCTTCCCTAGTTGCCATGGCAAGAATCGGATCCCCGTCTGAAATCGTCGCTGCGCACGCAACCATGAATGGATTTGAGGTTTTTAGGCTAATTTCACAAGCCTCTGATGCATGGGGAAAGGTCCCTGAATGGCTGTTAAAAACAATAAAGACTCCCGTATATGGCCGCCCCGTCTTGGCTACAGCAATGAGCATAATGCAGGCGTGCTGTGACGATGATTTAACCTTGCTGATTGGAGAGTGGAGGCCCGGTAAAAAAGGTGTCGTCTACCGCAAAGGCAAAATGGGGATTGGGGAGATAATCATCATTGCGCGTGAGCTAATCGAGCATGGTGTTATCGGTAAGGCCAAGCTCAGAAAGCTACAAAAGCATGAAAGCAAAGATGAGTATTCAGCAGAGTTTCGAGTGGTCGATTATATAAACGCGGCGCGGGCTCATTTCAACATGCCTAGAGGCGAAGCTGAACAGCTAACCATGACAGAGTTCCAGCTTATGCTTAAAGCTAAGTATCCAGAAGAGAAAGGGTTCACGAAGGAAGAGTATGACGCGGTGATCGACGCGGATGATAAACGAACGGCTGAATTGCTCTCTGGTCGCAGAAGGCTGGTCAAGTCTAAGAAGTTACCGGCTAAGGCCGCTTAATGTCACAACCTGCTCCGGCAGGTTTTTTTATGTCTGGAGATCGTAATGGCAAGCGAGCAGGAAGTCGGGAATATCGTCTACACCGTCCAAATGGATGTTGCAAAGCTCATTAGCGAGCAACAGAAAGTTAACGATCGCCTGGATAAGATGAACAGCCAGTTTGAGAAGACTGGCAAGACGGTAGACAACACAAGTAAATCATTCGCGTCGCTTACAAAGATAGCTGGCGCATTAACTGCCGCACTTTCAGTTTCAGCAGTGGCTCAATATGCAGATGCATGGACGTCCTTAAATAACAAACTAGCTAACTCAGTTAGAGCAGGGGAAAGCCTTGTAGGGGTCACTGAGCGAGTATTCAACATAACTCAAGCTACGAGGTCTAGTCTTGATGCGACGGCATCACTATATGCAAGATTAGAAAGGGCGACCCGAGAATATGGAACCAGTGCGGGCGATCTTGCTAAGTTAACCACAATCATAAATCAGGGATTTGTTGTTTCAGGCGCAACAGCACAAGAGGCTGAAAACGCAATTATTCAGTTATCTCAGGGCTTAGCTTCCGGCGCGTTACGCGGAGAAGAGTTCAACTCTGTTAACGAGCAAGGCAACAGGCTGATAGTTGCTTTGGCGGATTCTTTAGGCGTTACAACTGGTGAAATGCGTAGCCTAGCTGCTCAGGGAAAATTAACCACTGATGTTGTTGTTAATGGTTTACTGTCTCAGGGCAATAAAATTGGTAGCGAATTTGCGCAAACAACAACGACTATCTCTCAGGCTCTTCAGGTCGCAGGAAACAATATCACCAAGTTTTTTGGGGAGTCATCTTCAGTCAAAACTGGTGTTTCTATATTCAATGATGTCGTAATTACGTTAAGCCAGAATATAGATGTTTTGTCAGGCGCGTTAACTATCGCGGCAGGCGTTATGGGCTCTCGCTACGTTGGTGCTCTTTACTTAGCCACTAAGGCAAAAGTTACTGACGCCGCCGCTACCGTTAATCAGCAGGTTCAAGAATACAAAGCCGCAAAAGCTGTCATGGCTTCCGCTCAATCTGAAATAGCTAACGCTCAGGCTATAAAAGCATCGGAACAAGCTAAAGCAAGGGCATTGGCAACACAATCTGCAGTTAATCGCCAGCTCGGCCTGAATGTAAGTTACCAGCAAGAATATGCAGCGATCCAATCAAAGATTATTGCTGCTGACAATGCAGAGGCTGCGGCTAAAACTAGGTTGGCCGCGGCAACAACGCAAGCATCAGTAGCCACTAGAACTTATGCAAGTGCAGTCTCTCTTGCGAAAGGTGCTCTTGGATTAGTTGGTGGACCGGCAGGCGCTGCCATGCTAGCTGGGGCGGCTATTTTCTATTATTACCAGCAGGCACAACAAGCCAAGCAAGAGAGCATTGCGTTCGCCGATTCTCTCGACGCGGTCATTTCCAAAATGAAGGAGATGAACAGCACTCAGCTAGGTGCCGAGATAGCAAAGGCAGAAATATCGATTATCAACCAGAAGGATGCCATCGTTGATTTGCAAGCTGAAATGGACAACCTTCAACAGAAGAAGGCTTTCATTGAACAAGCTGCAAATATCCGAGGTGCAGAGTCGGTTGCAGAGGATTACGCAAGTATTCAGCGCGACATCGATATACAAGCAGGTAAGGTAGATGCCGCCGAAACAAAACTAAGTCAGACCATCAGTAAAACAGGCATTCTTCGTGCTCAATTAAATGGGACACTTCAAAGCGGCATTGAGCTTCTGAAGCGAGACGGCGAAGAGGCCGGTATTGCTGCGGGAATGATGAATCATTTGGGTAATTCTTTAGATTTCGCTAGTCGAGCTAAAGACAAATTCAATTCCTCAAGTATTCAAATCCCCGTAAGCAAAGAGGCTGATAAATTTAATTCTCAGCTAGAACAGCAAAATGAGTTGCTATCGATTACGGACAAAAGACTCAGAGCAGTAACCAAGGCAAGAATGGAGGCAGAGAGCCGAGGTGGCAACGTTAATCAGGTTAACACCGCAGGCGAGCTTGCAGGAAAACAATACGATCTTGAGAAAGCAGAGTCTGAGAGAGGGCAGACAACGAAGAATACTGCTAAAGCAGAATCTCAAGCAGAGCAGGCCGAGAAGAAAAGAGTCAAAACACTTCAAGACCTCTCCAATGAGATAGAAGTTGCAGCATTGAAGTCGAAGGGATTGAACAGGGAGGCTGCGCAATTAGCAGCAGTTCAGGAACTTGGCGCCGGAGCTACTCAGGCTCAAATCCAAGCGGCTAAACAGCAAGCAGGGCAAATATTCGATATACAGCAGCAGGCAGCAGATAAGAAAGCCGCTATAGATGCTGACTCGGCAGCAAAAGCCAAACAACAGCGTGACTTGGATAATGCTCAACTTGATCGGCAGCTTAAAGCCGGTGACGTCACGTTTGAGCAATCTCAACAACGCCGCGCTCAAATTGCTGCGGATTACTCCAAGGCGATTGCCAATGCCAGCTCTCAAGCGGTAGTCACACCTCAGCAGCAACTCGCCGGACAGGTTGATCCGGTGCAGCAACTTGCAAATGAGAATGCGCAAAAGCTTGCTCTTATTAAAGAGTATACAGCTCAGCGTGTAATCACCGAGGAGCAGGGGCTAGCGCTGATGAATGCTGCTAACACTGAGTATGAAGCTCAAAGAACGGCAGCACAGTGGCAGTTGCTGAGTCAGCAAGGGTTGGGCTATGACATGTTAACCAGCGCTGTAGATGCCTTCGCTGGTAATGCATCAAACGCAATCACCGGGCTTCTCACAGGAACAATGTCAGTCTCTGACGCTATGCGTTCGCTTGGTAGCACGATACTGAATAGCGTTATCAACTCGCTGGTTCAGGTTGGTGTTGAAGCGCTCAAAAACTTCATTGTCGGTCAGACGATGGGTACGGCGGCCACTGCTGCATCAGTAGGGCAAGCTGCGGTTGTCGCTTCTGCTTGGGCTCCTGCGGCTGCAATGACATCGCTTGCAACCTTAGGCGCAAACTCCGTCCCAGCTGCTGCTGCGATAACAAGCACAGTCGGGTTATCCAGCGGGCTGGCATTGGCCGGTATGCGTAAAAATGGTGGGCCCGTGTCTGCCGGCTCTATGTATCGGGTCGGTGAGGGCGGTGCACCAGAGCTTCTGCAATCTGGCGGCAAGAACTACATGATCCCCGGTGACGGCGGGAAAGTGATTAGCAATGCTGACTTACAGACCGGTGGTGGTGGAAATATACAGGTATCAGTCGTCTTCAACGATTACACATCTGGAAGCCACTCATACGACGCACAAACATCGCAAGATGGAAACAATCTCACCATTCAGGCATTTGTCATGGATATGGATAACAAAGGGCCTATGCATTCTGCGATAACCCGCAATACCACAGCAACTTCACGCGCCACAGGAGGCTAAGATGGCTATTCCATATCCTGATTGGCTGCCACTTGCGCAGAAGTCTGACAAGAGTCCGGCGACGGATACCGGATTTAGAACAGATCAGCCACTTGTCGGTGCGCCAATCTTCCAGAAGTTAACCGACGACCTGAAGACGTCATTCTCTCTCAAGTGGATATTCACGTTCACACAGCACCGCGCCTTTATGCAGTGGCTGCGCAGCCCGAACTATCTCGATAACTGTAACCAGTGGTTCTCTATGCGCCTTAACAACGGCACCGGAGACACTGGCATTGAGATTCAGGAGCTGCACTTCACTGCGTGGCCAACGTGGAACCATACAGGGAATATTTTTACTTGGTCGGGAGATGTCATCTGTCGGAAGCTGAATAACGCTGATGATGAGTTTGACGACATCATTGTCGAGCTGCCACCGCCGTGGGATAGCTGGCTGGATATTATCGTCACTGGCTATCCTGATGACCGCGATCCGGAATCATTACCGAGGGTGCCATAATGCCAACGCTAAGAGAGTACCGGGCTCAGCGCCCGAACCGGATAATCTACGAGACCATTGAATTTCATCATGTATCGTTTGGCAGTTTCTATCTAGTAAATAACCAAGTTTTCCCGAAGACGCTCGGCGGCGTGGAGTATAAACCATGCAGATTTGAGCTTTCGGAAAGTCAGCAAAGCAGCACACCAATCATCGATTCAACGATTAAGTTCAGTCGTTTGGCGCAGGACTTTAAGCAACAGTTGAAGGTCTGGCGTTCGTATAGTCGAATTGAACCAATAACTGTGACTTATCGGCTGTTTGACTCTAAAGACATGACAACTGCGATCAAAGAATGGCAGCTGTACGTCAAAGACTGCTCACTTGATGCTGATAACGTCAACGTCTCTCTATCAATGACAAACCCGCTCAACACCAACGTGGCCTTGCTGTATGACCCAGCAGATTGGCCCGGTCTCGAAATCGGATAAACAATGACTAAATCTGACTTTATCAAACGGATGATCGGCGTTCCGTGGGCTAACCGCGCCTGTTCCATGGAATCTTGTGACTGCTGGGGTCTAGTCGCGCTGTATTACAGGCATGTTCTCGGCAAAGAAGTGCATCACAAAGCTGGGTATGAAAGTAACCGAGATTTTCTGACTTGTTACAGAGAGGAAGTGGTGTTCTGGCAGCGGGAGAAAGCACCCATCGAGGATGGTATTTTTGTTGGCTACATGGGGCGTAGAGCGGAGCACGTAGGTTTAGTTCTCAGTGGGATGGCATTACATAGCCGCGGACTCAATGGCTCTGTGAGGCTCGACAAGCTGCGCGTAATGGAAAAGGTGTTCACTAAAGTGGAGTTTTATTCGTATGGCACTTCTAGAAATACAGCACTTGCCCGGAGTGCCGAAGGAGAGAATTGAGCTTGCCAACGGCTCTAACTTTTACACGTGGTTGGAGCAGCAAGCGTTTGATAGGGATATTGCGATCGTCATCAATGGCGTGTTGGCAGACGAAGAGACCGAGCTTTCGTTTGAACTCACAGAGCTACATCGCATCCAGATATTCAATCAGCCGCGGAGTATCGTTAGCGACATTCTGAGTCCTGTTTTCAAACTCGTCACCAAGGTATTCTCGTTTCTTGCTCCCAAGCCTTCTTTCTCGTCAGCAGCGGATAACAACGCTAAAGAGAGCCCAAATAATAAGCTGACCGGTCAAACAAATATTGCCCGTACATATCAGGCGCGTCCTGATATTTACGGGCAGGTTCGCTCATTTCCCGACTTGATTCAGCAGTCTATGTTCGAGTTTACTGACAACATCAAGTACGTCACTGAATGGATGAACTTCGGGATCGGGAATTACACGGTAGAGAGCGTGCGCTATTCAGAGTCAAGCTTGGGTTCTATTGCCGGTGCCAGCTACCAGTTTTATCCTCCCGGTACCGTCATTCCAGAAATCATTCAGGGATTCGAATTTGATGATGTAGACGGGCAGGAGGTGCTGGGGCCTAATGAGAGCAATAGCGAACAAGTAGCCACTGCAACTACTAATGATGTAGTGTCAGGCACGATTACTGGCACATCCGCCGCGGTTAAAATCGTTCAGTCATCTGATTTCGACTATTTCTATGACATCCCTAAGCCTCTACCGGTGCAAGTTACCGTCAATGTGACACGCCATTTAGCATCTGGTGATGTTACTGAGAATGTCACGTTTTCAGCGTCTTTGGATGCTGCGACTGAGTCAGATGATAGCTCTGTTATTGACCCAGTTAAATACTTCACCTTCCAACTATCAGCGATCAACAGCCCAGTCGAGATACCATCTGGTTCGACTATCAACAACACGATATTCACGCTGACTGAAAACAAAGGGAATATTTCTGGGCCATACTTCGCGGCAATTGAAGGCGATGAGCTTTGGGTGCACTTGCAGGCTCAACTTGGCAAGCGAGAGGGTGCTGACTTCTTGCTGGAGTATTGGGCTGTAAATGACGATAACGATAGGATTTCACCGACTTATAGCTACTCGAGCTATGTTTTCAACGCTAGTGATAGTCGCGCTGATTACATATACGGCACATTCAAGTTCACACCTCCATACGGTAAAGCGCGATATGCGTTCCAGCTGCGAAAAACTAACAACAGTTCTGACAGCAATCTTCTGCAAATAGCAGAGGCGCACTCAGTAACACGCCGGACGAATGTAACTTATCCAAATGATACTTTGGTAAAAGTCACTGTACGCGCAACGGAACAAGCTACCAGCTCACGTGATCGCAAATACAACGCACTCGTTACGCGTCACACAATCAGCTATGACATAAACACTCGCATAGTTGATTATACGCTTAGACCTTCACGCAGCTTTGCTGATGCAGTCGCGCATGAGTGGCTGGTCATAGGGAAGCAGCCAGCAGACACGATAGACCTGTATGAGCTTTACAGTATCTATCAGTCATTACCGGATCCGCGGCTTGGTTATTTCGACTACACGTTTGACGACGAGGACGTTTCCCTTGGTAACCGCATAGAGACTATCTGCAACGCGGCGCGAGTAATCGCGTACTGGGATGATGGTGTGCTTACGTTCGCCAGAGATGAGCGCAAAGAGTACCCATCTGCTGTATTCAACCGTGCAAATATCGTCGCTGATGAGTACAAAATAAGTTACGACATGACCATGCCAGGAGGATATGACGGTGTAGAAATTGAGTATGTCAGTCCGAAAACAAACAAGAAGACCTATATCCGGTATCGCATTACGGACACAGGTATTGTTGAGCAAGCGGCATTATCTCCTCTGAAAATATCGCTTAGTGGATGCCGTAACGAGTACCAAGCAAAGGATAGGGCGCTTCTGGAAGTTAACCGGCTGGTCAGCTCACGCATGAAGATGAACATGAAGACGCTGGCGGACGGAGAGTATGTTTCACCGGGCGAGATGATTGTTGTTGCCGATACTTACGACACAAACCAGCAAGCTGGTTACATCGTTGCGCGGAACGGCAATGACTTTGATACGAGCGAGCAAATTAGCTTTGCTGGCGACATGTATGTCAGGGTAACCGACTCGATCGGCAACTCTACGGAAAAAATCAGAGCATACCCACGCTCAGACACCACGTTTGGATTTACGGCCGCGGTGCCGAACATCACACTCAATATCTTCGACGGCTACAACGTTCAATCCCCATCACGCTATGTCATTGCCACAACCGCTGAAATGGAGGCCATGCGATGGCGAGTATCAGACAAGAAACCTAACTCTGACGGCACGTTCTCACTGACCTGTGACGAGTATTTCGACGCGAAACCAGACTACAACGTCTAAACCAATACCAACTATCAATAACCCAGCCATAGCGCTGGGTTTTTTTATGGAAAAATTATGACTACTACACCAACCAATCTGCCAGTCCCAAGTGAATCAGCCCGTGACCTGAAATTTAACGCAGGAAAAATCGATGAATTCGTTACCTCGCTTGCCCTGCAATATATTGACCGATTTGGCGGAAAGCATTACACGATTGAAGGTTTACGCAAGCTAGCATTCGATGCCATTAGTGGCTTTGGCTGGATATTAGTTGAATCATTTGAAGATGGAGCAACACTGACGCTGCCAAACCAAGCGCTGCTTTGGGAATCAAATGGCGAGTATTACCGCTGGGCTGGAACATTGCCTAAAACCGTACCTGCCGGATCAACCCCTGACTCTACGGGGGGAGTGGGGCCTGATGCATGGGTAGGAATTGGGGATGCTGCGTTAAAAACAATGCTGGCCACTTCTGTCGGCTCAAGCATGATTGGCATGGCAGCAGGCGGAACATTAGATCAGGTGATCCAGTACGTCACCCCTGAGCAATTCGGCGCAATTGGTGACGGCACCGTTCATCCACTTTCCGAGCGTTATTCAACTCTTGCTGCGGCACAAGCTGTTTATCCATTCGTGACGGCGTTAACTCAAACTATCGATTGGGCTGCGTGTCAAAAAGCGGATGACGACAACAAAGGAATTAACCCTATTCGCTGCCCGTTCTACGCGCAATATCATTTAGGTAATAACTATCTGCAGTTAAACGATGGCTCTAAATGGTACGGAAACACTAATCCAGCTAACGACCGCGTATGTACTACATTTATCCGTGAGGGTAGCGTTCCAACGTTTGGTCAAGACTGTATCGTCCGCGTTATTAACTCAGTGGATGCCGGAAGTTCTGACGAGTTCGTTAGAAACTTGTCGTTCGAAGGGTTCAAGTTAACTCGAAAACGCCCACGTCGCTATGCGAGTAAAGGCGACAAAACAATTGGGTTCCATGCTAACTTTGCTATCGGCCTGAAAATAAACGTAGCCATTAGCGGCTGCGAATACGGGCTACTCGGTTACGGTAGTTGGAACATGGTCGGTACAATTATTGTCGACTCATGTCATAAGGGCATCTGGTTAGACCCTGACACGGCAACACCAGAGCACACATCTCCAGGCGGTTCTATTACGGCCCTAGATTTGCGCGTGCAGGTTGACGCCTGCGTATTCGGGCTTGTATTGCGACATGTCCAGTACAGCAAAATAACTGGCTGGGTCGAAGGGATGTTAATTAACCCTACCATTTACCCAATTTACGACTACACAAACGAAACAGCGATTGCCGTTACTGCTTACGGATGCGATGGCCTTGATATCGAATCACTGGGCATTGAAGCATGGCAAGGGGTTATGATTTATGGCAATAGCAGCACTGTAACATCTAGCATTAAGTGGAATCAGGGCGCGCTATTAACTAACACGACAGGTAAACACGGTCCGTACTATTCCATGTCGCAGCTTATGTCTAACGCGGAGTTATTCACACTACCGGCAACAAATAACTCTTATTTTTACTCTTTAAATGGTTGCCTGTTAACCCTGCGTAATATGACTGGTGACATGTCATCATCTTCATTTGCAAATACATTCCTCATAACTGTAGATGCAAATGCTAGATTCACGATGCAAAACACAGGGATATACTTTGGGTCAAGCCGTATTATCGCACCAGCAAACTGGGTAAACATAATTCCAGTTGGTGATAGATTCATGCCTGACTACTTGGTGCCAAATGGGTTTACTTATGAAAGCAATGGACAATGCATATCTACGAACTGGACATTGAAAGCGGTTAATTCTGGGGATGGAAGGGTTGTTATCGACGCACCTGCTGGATGGAAAATAATTGATTTTACTGTTGGTCTAGTAATTGGAACCCAATCTCAAGCAAGATCATATGCCCCAATAGGGATAGTATCAACAAACGATAGTCAAATCATATTTCAGACTGGAGTAGATACCACTGGATTTTCAATTTGTTACAAGCTAAGAATGAAAGTTGTAAAGTAAAAATGCCCCTATATGGGGCATTCTAGTTTATAAGCTAGTATTAATTGGTGAATTATAAATCAAAAACTTGATGCCGTGGTAATTGAGAGTTTCATCAGGCTTACCAATTTGTTTTTCAACTCCCCTTACGCACAGGTCTACATCTTTACATCTATCACCAGTGTTACCTTTACTTATTGCGATAAATTGTCTACTAGGTTTATTAGTTGTAATAAATTCTCTAGTGTGCCAAAACTTCATGGTTTGGACTCTGGCATCTTTAAAATTAACCTCCCCAGTCTTATGATGAAAGTATACTGGGGTGATATGTATATTCCCTTCGGATAGCCAGTTGACTCCCATTGTCATCCCCCAAAAACTCCCGTAGCCATATTTTAAATCATTCTTTTCTAAGAAGAAAATATAGTCCTCAACAGGGTTGCTTTTTAATTTAAAGTTTGGTCCTGAATTTATATATAATGCAAGTGATGTAGCTAATGTGACAACTAAAGGTAAAATAATTAATTTGCCGCCGCGAAGTTTTACAGATGAGGCGCATAAAACAACAATTATAGGAACGATATTGAGATAAAATCTCTGATGAGGTACTTGGTCCCCGATTATCGACGATGAGTAGATACCTGCTATTGAAAACACAGAGAATATAGCTAAATATCTTAATTTCCCCCCAGCTTTAAAACATAAAAATGCGGAAGTTATCACCACCAGAAACCAAACAAAGAAAACAAAATATGCGGCAATCCCTTCATTAATCGCAAAAATTGGTAGGATTTTTGATGTCAATATTACAGCAGTATTGATGTTTTGTAACATCATTTCAAATGTTGTGATTTTGAAACTATGAACAGGTAAGTCCAGTGCATATTGGACAATATTACTTGCTGCTATTATAAAAAATGAAACATATAAAAATAAGTCACGTTTGTTTTTTCTTTCGAAAATAACAATGCTTATTTCTGTGAGAATCATTGGCAAAAAAAATGAAGCTAACAACCAAGGATCCGAAACGCTAGCAGTTAGTGATAATGTAGCGCATATTATTGGTATTATGATATTTTTTTTATGTATATTCCATAAGTAAAGAGCAAAAATAATAAAACCATACGCATTCGTAGAGTTATGTGAGAACGGATGAGACAAGTAACCATTCGAATAAAGATCTGGAGATGTAAATGTTAAGGTGGCAATCGCTATAATAGATGCAAATAGGCCAGAAAACTTATATGATATATAAAAACAAGTTGTGTTAATTAAAAATATAAATAATATACTTGACAGTAATAACGGATAGAGACCGTCATCACCGAAGATTGCGAAAAAGAGAAAATTAACTGGATATACAGTGAAATACCAATTATCAAAGGTTGGTTTCCATTGAGTGAACGCATCGAAACCGCGATCTAAAAATGCTCGCCATACGATAGGACTATTAGCAGCATCAGCATCTCCAGACCATAATACACTATATCTAGATGCTAAGTAACTGGTAATAGAAAGCGATATTAGCATGATTAATAATAGTAGCAATTTATTATTAATTTGTTTTATAGACATATCTTAACCTTTAGCCTTAACATTTATTACATCGCGAATATTTAAATTCTTGAATTTGAATCGATTGGACAGGAAATATATAGATAAAATTAGCAAAGTAAGGAATGAAACTACACCTCCCAAGTAAATGTAATTATCATTATACTTTAAACTTACAGTGTGTTTACCAGCTTTAAGATCAAAGCTTACTAGCCCTAAAGATGATTTTTCAACAGTGCTACGTTTCCCATCAATATCAACATAATATCCATAATAGTAAATTATAGGTAGAATTATAGATGAGTCATTTGTTGCATCAATTGTGTAAGATGGATATCCATTTGAATAACTTAACAATTCTATACTATGTGATTTTTCTAAATTTAATTTTTGTAGCTTGACTTTGTTTTTTGCTGCATTCATGTTCAGATAATCAAAATACAAGACATCTTTCATCATCTCTGAATGTCTGTACTTAACTGCATTATACATTCCTTGCATTGACATTGAAATAAAAATTAAAATCACTAAAGCTACTGTGAAATTATTTCTAGAGGATAAATAATAGGATGAAGTTATAGAAGCGCAAATGGCGGCGGCTGCAAGTAGTCTCCAGGGGAATTGGATTGCGGGAAAGATAGGAATATGATCACTAAACAGATACCAAGGAAATGCTTTTGTGGATAGAAGTATTAATATTAATGAGCTTGCGGATAAAATTTTTATTTTTGGGTTTTTAGTTGAAAAGAAACAAATCGTTGAAATAATCAACGGAATTATACCTATTGATAGAAGTAAACCGCGTCCTGATTTTCCTGTCGAAGTGGGTATTTGTAATAATGATTCATATATCTCAGGGTTGAATAAATACATATCATCAAAAGATTTACCCATTTCTGTAAAAGCATAAATATCTGAATGCAAAAAATTGTAGAACAGTGGGTAAATATAAAAGAAGCACAACAATATTATCAGAAAGGAGTTAATTAAAAGATGTTTTGAAATATGTAAATAATTTTTTTTCTTAATGGTTAACAGAAGCACGAAGAATAATATAACAGCAACAATAACAGATGGTATGTTTGATAAGAAGATAAGCGAGGAAGATAGAATAAATAGAACATTTCCCCCTCTATTACTTATCATCTTGTAAGATGCAACTAAAAATAATGGCAGAAAGGCCATTGCATAGACTTCACCTAGAGAAAATCTTATATATATATCACTAATTAAGTAAGGTGATAAGATGAAGAATATAGCAGATATAAATGCAGGTTTATCTAATTTTAAAAATTGTTTCCCGGCATAATAAGAATTGAAGAAAGCAAGTATTATTCCGCATGCAAAGATAGCCTTTATTTGAAAAATATCACTACCAGTTACAAAATATAGAGGGTAGCTTATCAGCATCATAAAAGATGTCAGTGGAGGGTAGAATAAACTCCATGCGTACCCAAATTGTCCATTGGTCCAAAAATCGAATGTAAAAGGGAACTGTCCATGAGTTATTTGACTATTTAATGATGCCAATCTTAGTGCGTGCGGTTTCCAGTCATGTCCACTCCATATCCCACCAATAAATATTGGTAATAAAACCACCAACAAAGAAATGGCTACCAGTGAGAATACGATAGCTTTATCTGGCAAGTACTTGAAGTTTTTCATTTTTTATAATATCCCTATTTTTTTAATAGATATCTTGGTCTGCTTTTACTTTCGGCATATATCCTACCGATATACTCACCTAATATTCCTATCCCTATTAACTGAACCCCGCCTAAGAATAAAATTGCTGTCATCAACGATGGATAGCCAGGAACTGGGTTTCCCCAAAGGAGCTTGTCAATAATCATCCATGCGGCATAAATAAAGGCGAAAGCAGAAACACCGAGTCCAATATAAGTCCAGATACGGAGTGGGAACGTAGAGAAGCTTGTTATTCCCTCAAGGGCAAGGTTCCAGAGCTTCCAGCCGTTGAACTTAGATTCTCCCGCACATCGTTCCGCCCGAGAATACTCAACCACTTCAGTTTTACCACCAACCCAAGAAAGGATACCCTTCATGAACAGGTTACGCTCTGGAAGCTTCTGAATATTTTCGACCGTCTCACGAGACATCAGCCGAAAGTCACCCACATTCTCTTCGATTTTTGGCGAGCTGATTTTGTTGTGGAGTTTATAGAACATTTCAGCAGATTTACGTTTCAGATGCCCGTCTGTAGATCTGTCTGTGCGCTTGGCTAGAACCATATCTGCGCCATTTTTCCACTTCTCAATAAGGAGTGGGATGACTTCAATAGGGTCTTGTAGGTCGACATCAATTGGAATGACGGCATCACCAGAAGCATGGTCAAGCCCAGCAAATAGAGCAGGCTCTTTGCCGAAGTTTCGCGTAAAGTTTAAGGGTTTAACTAAATTATCTGAAATAGATAGTGCGTTAATAATATCTTCTGTTGAGTCTTTACTACCATCATTGATGAAAACAATCTCAACGGCATACTCTTTTAGCGGCTCATATTCACGAACTGCTTTATAGAAAATAGGTATCGTGTCCTCTTCATTGAAGACTGGAACAACCAACGAGATTTTCACTGCTTTTCACTCCGGAAAACGATGAATTTAGAATAGAAAAATCCACACACAAGGCTGATAGCCGAGAAGGCAACCAGTGTAAATATTGGGGGGAAACCACATGCTTCAGATGCCCATCCTGTAGCGACGCTTAGTGCTCCCATGAACCCGATATAAAGAATATATCGCATGGTCGTAGTTTGAGCCTTGAATGTGAATCTGGCGTTTGCAAAGAAAGAGAAGGTGACCGCAACACAGAACGCAGCAAAGTTGCTGAGGGCTTGATCATCCTTAACG